GATATATTAAAACCCGTGGGCTTCCATATCGAGGAAATCCACGGGCTTTGTTGCGCTTTTTTTTACAGCGCCTTTTTGTGTTAGAATATTTTAACAACTAAAAAACGGCTCTCCACAATGGCGGAAAGCCGTTTTTACATATTGGTCGGAGTGACCGGATTTGAACCGACGACCTCTACCACCCCAAGCCCACGCACGAAGTGCGTAGGGCTTTTTTTTTATGCCCGAAGCATTAAATGTTGAGGGTGCAGGGCGCACAAAGCTGTGCTGTGCGCCTTGCCTGTCCCCTGCCTGAGTGGCGGTCGCCAAATCTTTGACCGCAGGGAAAAGATTTGTGTGACATCGCCACGCGCCCACCTCTGGGGTGCAGGTCTGCACACTGTCGCAAGGCTGTGCGTTCCCTTTGTTCTGATTGTGTTATATCGGAGTGACAAGCAAGCACCGCTTCTCAACTTTAATCCGTAGTGGTTAACACTTTGTATTCTCGCCGATAGGCGACACTCAGAAGTCTTGATAGTCATTCGGCTCTGTGTAGTCCTCTTGCTCCTGTCGGTCTATGTCATTGCTGTCATTGAGGTATTTCAGCTCGTCAAGTATGTCCTCTTGTTGGTCGGATATGTTTTGCAGTAGCTTGATTATGGTGTCTTGTCCTCTGTCCTGATGTGATTGTCTTATGGATATGTTGAAAACACAAATAATTAAAGCAATAACAATTACTAGCCAAATTATATTCAACCCAATGAATATAGCTGTTGTTGTTTCTGCATTTTGAAATAATTCCTCTAGCATGATTACTCCTCTTTATCCTTATTAATTTTTATCATTATCTGTCCTATTTTCACAAGCGTTTCATTTTGCTGTTTCAATAGTTCCGCCTGCTCCTTGTTCCTCTTTGAAAGCTCATTAACAGTTTTGCAAAGGTCAAGAAATTTGCAGATTAAATAGACTATAAGTGCGAGTATTAACAGATTTATTATTAAACGTGTGGCAAGAATTAATTTTACTGTATCATCTAAAACACTAATTATACTATATACACTATTCAACTTTATTACTCCTTAATTTTTACAATAGCACTATTATTGTTCTGCTGTGTTATGTTGTATTTGCTGTTACTGTCGGCTTTATAGCCTATTCCTCTTTTATCATTCGTAAGTCCTGCTATATAATCAATACTCACTTTATAAAATTTTGCTAACTGTATAACTTTTTCAAATGGGATAGGATATTCACCTGTTTCCCACCTACTATATTGCTTTTGAGAAGTGTCAAGAATTTTCGCTATCATGCTTTGATTTAGTTCCATATCCTCTCTTAAATCTCTAAGTCTTTGATAATAATTAATAAAAATCACCTCACTTATTTGTTTATTCATACAAATTATATCATAGTACATAATTGTTCTATTGACAATAGTACAAAAATGGGGTATATTATATATGTCGGTAGTACATTATTGTACTAATCACTTGATAATCGTAAGTGTCCCATGGAATTTTTTTAAATTAAATTTATTTGAGTGAAGCGAAAAGAAATTTAAGTTAAAAAAATAGGCAATGGAATTCATGAGCAAAGCGAATGAAGTCGCTTGCCGTTCCGCCCCAGCGCCAGCAGGGGCAAAAGGGACACGAAAAAGAAACACAAAGGAAAAGGCACGAGGAAAAGCCGAAAAACCTCAGAAAGGAAAAAAACATGAAAACAACTATTGTAGGCTGGACAAAAAAGAAAGCATTTAACGGAGTAATAGAGGGCAAGCAGATTAACAGCCCCGAAAAGGTAGTATTTCAGCTTCTGCAGGAAGTTGATAACCCTGACTGTCATGGTAAAATGGTCGATACTCTGAAAATACCGACCGAAAATGCAATCAGACTTAACGGAAATTCTGAGGATTTCAATAAGCTTCTCGGCTGTGATGTAATGCTGAACTATCAGATTTTCAACGGACGTTCTCAGCTTGTTGATATCACTGTAATCAATGCAGACGGAACACTTCACCGCAACACAAAATAATAAGCGGTGAAACCGCTGTTATAAAAATTTAATAAGAAAGGAGTTTTGCTAATAATGGAAGCTGTAACAACAATGCTTAGTAATGCCGTTACTGTTTTTGGTTCTTGTTGGGACGCTATGACAAGCAACGTACCTATTGCAATTCTTGTCGGTCTGTCTCTTCTCGGCTCAGGTGCAGGACTTTTCGCAAAGTTCAGACACGCTGTATAAGCAAAACCATTTACATAAGCGGAGTAATTCAAATTGCTCCGCTTAATTTTTTTGAAAGGAAGTTGATAAATTGAGAAAAAAGTTTAAGCAAGTGTTGTGTATGTTCTCTGCACTTGTTGTGATGATATGCTGTGCCGTTCCTGCGTTTGCTGATGATATCGGCAATTCTTATACTACATGGAATGATACTATAAAACAAAATGTCTTTTCGTGTATTCCTGATAGTGACAAATCCGATTATTATACTGTCATTGCCGCCCCTAATGGCAATGGTTTTACTTATACTATTATATTTTGTAAATCTAGTACTTCTGTGACTTATTTCGGCAGTAATCTTCATTGCTATGTATCAATGGCTGATTATAATGCTTTTGCGTGTGTCTTTGTTACCTCAGAAAACAAACCTATCTATGATGATACTGCTACTCAGTGGTGGTCTGAAAATGGCGATTACTACGACCACGATCCTTACGATTATTCAGGCGGTCAATACAAAGTTATATATAGTAACGTTCCTGTTTTAAATTGGGAAGATAAGAAAACACCTGTATGGGAAGACCCTAACGCTGTTCCTGCTCCGTTTACTGTTACATATAGTCCAGACTTGAAACTTAATCTTAAACGTAAAACTTCTGATTATGAAACAAAGTCTATAGATGTTACTTTGACACTTAATCAAGATTATCTTGATTGGTATATACGCCGTTATGCTGAAATGTTAGGTGATAAAGAAGTAGGTACTTATGATAGTGCTAGTATAAAAATGATACTTGATTCTATTCTAAATACTCTTGATGTTGCAAAAGATTTTGATTTAACTGGTTGTGGTAAGTCAAAGTGTATTTACTTTATTTCGTTGTCTGATCCCTCTAAACCTCTTAGAACTGTTACACAAAACAGTGTTTATACATATCTATCTCAACAACGTTATAGTATCATTGATAGAGATAATGGAGATATAGACGGCTCAACTAGTACAGCTGTTTATGCTAATGGTTTGTATCCGTACTTTACTGTAGACTTCAATGAATATTTTAAGCATTCAATGCAATCTGATATAGCTTCTGAAAATTGTTCTTATAAAAAATATCAGGCTGTTATAAAGAATTTGCCTACTTATCAGCTTTCTATACCTCTTGAAAATATAGATGCAGAAAAGTTTGAAGTTATATCCGTTCTTAATTCTATCCTTACTTGTGAAACTTTATTCCCTACGGAAAGCGGTCAATCTGTTTTTAATGGTAGCTTTAAATCAGCTTATAGTGTTGATAGAGGTCCTAATGGTGTTAACTTTAATAATATTGATTATATTAATGTTGATAAATGGGACACTGTTGATACTGGTTATCTTGATTATTTTTCAAAATCTGATTGTTATTCTGTTTATACTGCTCAATTTAGTTTTGATAGTTATCCGAAATATGTTCCGCTTAAAGACGGCAAGGGCAATGATATTGATATGATTAAAACAAATCCGTTTGATTTTTCAAAAAGTCCTGTTGCTCCTGGTACTTATCAATCAGTAAATAAAGACGGTACTTTATCAGAAGAACGCACACTTGAAGAACAGAAGAAGCATGATAAAGATAATACTTTTTCTAAAAATTTTGCTAGTGTTGATTATACTGATTTTTCATCTATTTTTTCAACCTCTAGCTCATATTTTGAGTTTTTAACTGCTTCAATCCGTATTCTTCCTGATTGGTTTATTGCTACTTTTACAGCATGGTTTGTTACATTTCTCACACTTGCACTTATTAAGTATGTCATTCAATAAGGGGGTATATTATGCGTGTAGTTGCTATTCTTGTATCTGCTATATTGTTTTATCTTATCCCTGACGCTGTTCTTGAAACGATTTTTTCAACTGGCTTCACTGCCTGCCGTAACATTTCTCAGTATATTTTTAATGCTGTTTCTAACCTAATTAAATAAGGTGGTGTGTATGGATATTATTTATGCGTTCAAAGCTATCTTTTATAATTTAACTCTCTGTATGTCTTATACTTTTGATTTTGGCTCTTTTACTTTTTCTCTTGGTTCTGTTATTGTCGGCAGTATGATTTTGTCCTGTTCATCTGCTTTCATTATATATCTTTTAAAACGATAGGAGTAATTATAATGGTTAATATAATATGTTTTGTTCTTGCCGTATTGATGATTTTTTCACTTATATGGCTCGTTAGGAGGTAAAAAAATGCTTAACTTGGTTTTGTTTATACTTGTTGTCTGCTTTTTGGTTTGTACTATAAGCGGTGTTATAGGTTTCTTCACTGACCTTAGAAACTTTAAAGCTGAACATGAGTTCAGCGGAAACAGAAAACAGCTTATTGAGTTTTTGATGTTCGGTGAAGATGTTGAAATAAAAGCCGTTCCTGCGGTTGAAACTAATGATAGTGAGGTGAATGATAATGAAAGTACACATAGTGTTTGATGAAAATAACCCATTTTTTCAGCTTTTGAAGTCAATGGGTTGTGATCTCTCGCAAGAAGTCATGAATAGATATGATGCTTTGCTCCTTGGTATGTCGTTTATATTTGCTGTTGTTATGATTTGTATCTTTTGTAAGTTCTTCTATAATGTGATTATACGCATGACACGTTGTGCAAGTGCTGTGTGAGGTGTTACATGAATAGAAAACTATTTCATATAATTAACTTTTTGTGTTGTATGCTTGATACTTATTTTTTCATTGCTCCCTTTATAGTTTTTTATGTAATTACTTCTAATAGTATTATTTCATATCCCTTTACTACTCCTAAACAAACTGCTTTATTTGGCTTTGTTTTGTTTATTCTTTTGGAGATTATTATACATCATTTTATTTTTTCTGTTTTTCATCTTGTTGATTATTTTAGAAAGGATTAATGTTATGATACTATTTGATTACATAAAACAAATACCGCCCTTTATCACCTATGAGGTGTATGACCACCTTTTCGGTGCATATTTCAATAATTCCGCTATTTTTCAAGGTTGGGGCATACATCTCTATACCGGTAAATTTGGCACTGGTAAAACCTCAACCCTCGCTCAGATAGCATATAACTATTGCGTGCGTTATCCTCAGTTGTCTATACTTACAAATATCAACCTTCAAAACTTCCCTGAGTGGACGAATATATATAAGCTTAATTCCGCACAAGATATCCTGCACGCTCCTAAAAATTGCATTGTGGTTATTGATGAGATAGGTACTATCTTTAACTCAAGAGATTTTTCAGGTGGTAAAAGAGCCGTCCCTAAACCGCTTTTTCAGCATCTTTGTCAATGTAGAAAGCGCAAAATGATGATACTTGCTACAGTGCAACGATTTAATCTACTTGATAAACAGATACGAGATATAACGGCTACAGTGTCAACGTGCCGTGCTACATTCCGTCACCCTTATACACGTCTTATTAAGGTTAAAACCTATGATATAGACGAGTATGAAGCGTATACGGAGAATAAGTCATATATGCCGAAAAAGCTTTACAGCCGTTTGTATTTGCAGACTAATCAGAGCCGACAGCTTTATGATACTTCTCAGCTTGTAGATAATATGCTTGATAAGGAGTACATCAGCGACACGCAAATACTTGCCAATCGTGGAGTAGATGTCACAAGTGACATAATGCACGATAGAAAGACAAGCAGAAGCCTGCGAAAAAGGCGTGGCGTATAGCCACGAGCGACCGCAGGGGCGTGCGCTTGCGCCGCCCTGCGGTGCGTGTGGCTATTACTTGATATTAGCCACAAAAAGCACTCACCTAATAAATGGGAGTTGATATAAATGCCCCTAAAAACGTCCTCTAAAGAGGTCAAGTGCAATACAAAAATAAAGGAATATCGTGACGGCAGTTACACTATAACACGTTCTGACCGACACATTTTTAAAGACCCTGCATTTGAGTATCACTGCAAGCATGAGCATAGTATTGACGAACGTTCAAGACAAGAGCAACTTAAAAAGGCTCGTGAAATTTACATATGTTATTTTGAGTATGAGGACGAAAACGGAAACATAATGCTTGATATGCTTGATACTCGTAAGTTTAAAGATAAGCAGTCACAAAGCGGTGAAGTTCGTTCCGATAGTGTTCAAAGAGCAAAGCAAAGTATCTTTGATATAGTTTATCAAAATGATTGGAAATACTTCCTTACTATTACCTTTAATGGCGATAACCTTGACCGTACAAACCCTAAAGAAGTCATAAAGCCTTTGAAAAAATGGCTTGAAAATGCAGTTAGTAGAAAAGGGCTTAAATATATCTTAGTTCCTGAGTATCACAAAAAAGGCGGTATACATTGCCACGCTCTTATAAACGATTGTGACTTTAAGTTCGTTGATAGTGGTACACGTCTTGTTAAGGGTCATGATAAGCCCCTTAAAATAGATACTATAAAGCGCCTGCATATATGTGATAAGCTCGGCTGTGATATATCTGATTTGCCTGTTGTATATAACGTGTCTGATTGGCGCTATGGTTTCTCAACAGCTATTCAGACTTACGGACAGATGTCAAACCTAGCTTTTTACGTCACAAAGTACATTACTAAGGACGTAAAGAAAATTTTCGGTAAATTCTTCTGGAGTAGCAAGAACATTGTTCGTAAAACTAAAGAGATCTATTGCAATTCAGATTTCAAAGATGATTTGCCGATAGTCTCCCCCCCTCGTGCTAATGTCTGTTTTCAGTATGAAAGCAGTTTCACCTTTTCAAGTCAGGTCGAAAAGAACTGCAATGATATACTTCAATATCTTAAAGAGAATGGAAATGATGATGTCCTATGATTTTTAAAGAATGGTTTGAGATGTTCTACAACGCTTACTGCGTTGATGTGATAGCCTATGATTGCTATAAGGACTATTACTATATAAATCAAAAACACTTCGGTTATATAGCCGATATGGAGCTTCTGAGCGTAAAGCCTATTGATATTCAGAATTGTCTTAAATCCACCCTATCTTACAGTAATGACCGCCAAAGACGTTCATATTTCTTACTTAAACGTGTATTCCGTGAAGCTATAGTTAATGGCTATTGTGACAAAAACCCTTGCGACTATGTTAAACCTCCAAAACGTATAAAAAAAGAAGCTGAATATTTCAGCCCTGATAATCTCGTACATCTTTTTGATGATGATAGCAGCGTTTGCAGAATGTTTCAGCTTGACTTGTGGACAGGTCTCCGCCGTGGTGAACTTCTCGCCCTTAGTTGGGATAACATTGACCTTGATAATAGATACCTTAAAGTCTGTCAGACACTCGTACACACTTCATGCGGTGATAGGATTGTACAAACTACAAAATCTCGCCGTGATAGGCTTATCCCTTTGCATAGTAATGCTATTGCTATACTTAATCATATACGCTCTCAGGACGTCTCAGACGGCTTTCTGTTCGTTTCACCTATAACACATACAGTAATATCCCTTAGACGTTATAACAGGCTCTATAGAATGTTCTATGAGCAACAAAAAACAAAGTATCCTGATTTACAGTATCTCACCCCGCACAAGCTTAGACATAGCTATGCAACGTATCTTATTCAGTGCGGTGCAGATATTGAAACTCTTAGAGCATTGCTCGGACACGTTGATATAACAACTACCCAGCGTTATGTACATAGTAATTTCAACCAAATGTGCAAAGCTGTGAATAATCTCAAATTTGAATAATAAAGGAGCTTTTAAAATGAAAGAGTTTAATTTTTGGTGTAAAGAAAATACCGACCATGGCGAATGTGCCGATAAGGTATGCGATTATGATAACTGTTGCTGTTATGCTCACTGTGAGGAATGTATATTTTATCTTACAGATTCCCCTTCTTGTGATAATTGTTCTGTACCTTGTTATGATGATTAATACTTACCTGTGTATGTTTTTTGCTTCTTTTTTTCGTTCAAAAGCATTCGGGTGGTAAAGTCGAACTCGCTGTGGGCAGAACTTTTGAACGAATGGGCTCCCAGTTCGACATCTTAGTTACTAGGCGCAAGTTTTGCCGTCTGCTCTGCCGTTCGCTATACGCAAAAGCAGGAAGAAGATTAATCTTCTTCCTGCATATCCTTTTCGAGTAGTTCAATTATAAGGGCGTTCAGGCTCTTGCCCTTGCGTTCTGCATGGGCTTTGTAGACTTCACGCTTGCCCTTTGGCACTCGTACCTTGATATCGTCAAGCTTATTTTTCATATACTTTGCAGTTGCTTTTTTTTGTGCTTCTGAATATGCCATAATATCACCGCCTTTACTGATATTATACTACATTTTATATATGTGTACAATATACATAATGCACAATATGTACCCTATATATTTGTTTATTTTATCAATTGATATATTGTACCCGATATGCTATAATATATATAGTGAAAGAGATAAAGGGAACTTTCACAGCGGAGGAAATTGAAAGGAGTGAGGATAATGCAGAACATGCCGACAGCTACAGAACTTGCGATAAAGTATGCAAAGCGTGAACAGCTTAGAATTATAATAGACAAGGCTCTGAACATTCATGCTGATTGTGAATATGAAGCTTTATCAAAGCTGATTAACGAACTCAAACAAATGCTTGAAGAAGCATAAAAAAATGTAGTCGGCAATCCGTCAAAATACACCGACTACATATTCACACACAAACTCGGATATCCTCCGCTTTGTAAATCCGAGTATAACACAAATTTTACTAAATGTCAAGTTGAAAGGTTGATTAAAATGAAAAACAAATGGAACGTACTGCATGATTGTGATGATGATAACGGAAATCCTACCACATATTTTTTAAAAGTTGGTGAAAATAAGTTTTATTGGATAGTTTTAGCTGATAACGGTATGTTTGATGTTATAGATTGCGATGATTACACAGTTTTAATAACCTGCAAAAATCTTGTAAGTGCAAAACGTTGGGTTGCTATTAATTTGTTGTGATATACATTAAAGGATTGATTTATATGGAGAAACTTGAAACTATTGATAATTATTATATTCTTGCTTTTGCGTATCGTGTTTATAATGCAAAGTTGCAAAATATTATTTTAAATTTAGATAATGATGCTGAAGAAGAAAGACTAAGTAGGATATGTTCTCAACTTATGTATGCAATGGATTCATATTATGAAAAAGGTTTGATTAGTCTTACTGCTATATCCGATTATGAAATTTATAAATCTGCTTATAGCTATACTCTTGGCTTAATCAAAAAAAATCAATCGAATTTAATTTGGTCGAAGTCTGCTCTTGAAAATTTTGCGTCTGAATTACATGAAAAAATTATTGCACTTGAAAATCTTTAGCACTATTCAACTAAAAACGGCTCTCCACAATAGCGGAAAGCCGTTTTTACATATTGGTCGGAGTGACCTGATTTGAACAGGCGACCTCTACCACCCCAAGGTAGCGCGCTACCAATCTGCGCCACACCCCGACAACGTATATATTATACCCGATTTGGATACAATAGTCAAGAGTTTTCAGTCAAAATAAAAAAATTGCAAAAAAGGTATTGACATTCACTTTCATTTGTGA